AAGTGGGAAATTACCCAAATGAAATCGAATTGAGTTTTAAGATACTGCATCATCATAAATAAGGATGATAGGTTATCCGCATCCAATGTACCAAACCCTTCATCTATTACTAAGAAGTTAGGTCTAGGAAGTCCGCATATGTTAATTAGAGCCACTCTAATTGCTAGTCCTGATATGAACTTCTCCATGCCACTACACATCTCTAAATTCCATTCTTGGTCTTCGTAAACGATTTTGGCGTTAATGTTCTTTCCATCAGTATCCATTGAAAGAGAGAAGTCCACAACCTGTGCTAGGATATTGTTTACTTCGTTTTCAATCACAGGCATTGCTTTGGAAATTAATTCATATGGAACACCATCTTTCTTAACAGCATCTAAGTAGTAAGTGTAAAGAATGTTTTTATGTTCTAATTCCTTAACCTCATCCATCTTAGCTTTAGTTGCTTTAATGTATGATTCGATAGAACCAATTGTACCAGTTACTGAAAGAATTTGTTTGTTGGTATCTTTGATTTGTTTTTCAATTTCTTTTTTATCACCTTCCAACTTTTTAATTTGTTCGTTTAACTCACCATTCTTTTTAATGGTTGCTTCATTTTCAAAGTATCTGGTCTTATCGGCTTGTACACCTTCCAATTGAGTTTGTAGTAATTGAGATTGTGTTTCCAACCCATTTAATTCAGCTTCAGCCTTTTCTTTAACTACAACACCTCTAGTGTATTTGTTTCTCAATTCAATCAATTTAGCCCAAACATCTTCTACTTCTGAAAATGGTTCAGTTGCTTTGATTAAAGCATGATGTGCGATATTAAGAGTTTCTAATTGAGATTCTTGGGTTTTAACAACTTCTTTGGTTTGAATAGCATCCTTTACGAATACGTTGTTCATGCAAAACTGACAATTAGGGTCATACTCATGCTGCTCCAAATGTTTTAGTTTTTCCAAATTTGCTTCGTATTGGGCTTCCAACTTATCTATTTGAGTTTGTACATCTGCTAATTTACCCTTTGCCAAATCCCATTCCTTCTTAGCCTCATCTATCGGCATTCCGTTTACTTCGGCATGTTCATTAATAGATTGAGAAACCTCTCCTAATAACCCTATATATTCGTTTATTTTAGTTATTTTAGTTTCCTTATCACTTTCATTGGTTTGGATTTTGCGTTCAATAGTGCTCTCCGCATTCTCTAATGCAACTAAATCCAACTTACTATCTATTGGGGTGATGGATTTACTTAATTCGGTAATTTGGTTTTGAATCCCATCCTTACTTTCATTCTGCTCCCTTTGGGTTTTATTAAGGTCTTTCAGAGTTTCCTTTTGGGATTTCAAGTCGGTTTCTTTTTGGGCTAGTTCAGTCGTAAAATCAGTACGTTTGAAATTTCTGATTAGTACAGCCACTTCCTTAATTTCCTCACTTGCAGCCTCATACAGCTTATCAAATATATCCAATCCCATAAACTGAGCCAACAAGTCCTTTCTCTCCGATTGTGATTTATCAATGAATAGAGCATTGTTACCTTGTAAGGATAGGGCAGTCATTACGAAATCCTCATAACGGCCTACATAACCTTCTATGACTTGATTGGTATCCCTTCTCTCCGTTCCGTTTAGGGATTCTTTTCCACTATCTCCCTCTTTCCAAAATTGTACATCTACCTTTACGTTCTTTCCCTTATTAATAGTACGGGCTTCTCTCCTTATTGAGTATGATACACCTTCTACTTCAAAATCTAATTGGCAATGGAAGTCACTCTTTCTATTGTTCATAATGTGTGATGCCTTAAAGGCTCTACTACACTTATCGAACAAGCAGAAAGATATTGCATCAAATAGAGATGATTTACCAGCTGCGTTTGGTGCGAATAATCCCATCAGTCCGTTTACTTTGTCAAAATTGATTACGTTGTCCTCACCATAACTGAACATATTAGAGAATTCAAATCTTACCGGCTTCCATTGTACGTTTCTTGTCAATTCATCCAATACTATTCTACTATTAATATCTTTGTTTAGGGATTGTACTCCTGCTACATCTTCCGCAGTTGCAAATGGCATCATCCTTTGAATGTAATCCGTAATTAGAGAGTTTTGATAATTTACATCGGTAATATCTTCAAGCTCTAATTGATTATCTCTATCACCAGTCTTTTTCTTTTGGAAACTATCAGTTCTTATGGTTGTAAAATCTTCTACACCATACTTTACTTTGATTTCCGTGATTGCTCTTTTAGTATCTGCCGCATCCGTATCAGAAAATCTTACCCTAAGCCTTGGATGAACAGGTAAATCAGTAACGTCAGGAACAACTCCTGCGATAATATCCATAGTGTAATAACCATAATCGTTTTTAATATCAACTTCTTCATATGTTAATGTTTCTAAGTCCCAAACTAAGAATCCGTGCTTATCAAGGGTTTCACCAAAGTTTTGTTGTACTAAAGAACCTGCGTACACACACTTACAACCTTTTGGTGAAATCAATTCTTGTCTTTTATGAATATCACCCAAAAGTGCCAAATCAAACCCATCAAATAAATCGGTTGTGAAATGTCTACTACTAACTACATACCCTATATCAGTTTGTGAATGGTCAACGGGTCCGTGAAATAGTGCAACTTTTAATCGGGCTGATTGCAAGCTGAAATCATCAGCCATTATCCAATTATCTTTGTTATCAAAAATACTAAATACCGAAAATGCCACACCATCTACCCAATGAACCGAAGTATCCTTTAAGTATGTAAAGTTAGGTAGGTTAAGAGCTTCCACAATTGGAGAAAGAACATCCAATCGGTCTTGATTGTTCATATTACAATCGTGATTACCAGCAATAAGAATCGTTGGACATGTATTTGAACATTCGGTAAATAACCAACTAATTTCCTTTACTAATTCAGGTGACATTTCTAATTTAGCATGAGCAATATCACCTGCCAAATAAATCATTGAGTCTTCCGTACCTCTTTTACGGATTTCCTCAAACATTTTTTCAAATACTTGTCTGAACTCTTTGTGCCTCTTTACGTTACGAATGTGTATATCCGCAATATGATAAATTCTTTTTAACTTCATATATTGTTCAACTTTGCCATCATCAAATCTTCCCAACTTGTCTCTTTGGCGGATTTTAGTATTTCATTTACTTTTTGGAATCCCATATCACCAGCATCTTTATCAGTTGGTATGATATTCCTAACTTTAATTCCATTCTTAATAAACCATTCGGTATGTTTAGTGGAATCATCTACGGCATCAGAATCTAACATAATAGTTACATCCTTAACACCCTTTTCCATAATTTTATTTTTGAGTTTGCTGAGTAAAAATTTACCCAATAACGGAACTACATTTCTTTTGACTGAGAAAGAGTCAAATACTCCTTCAACTAATGTGATTGGTTCATTCCAATTAATCATATTCTCAAATACAATCACATCCCTACTAATTGGTGGATTCTTATACTTCATTTTCTCATCCTCATAAAATGAACGAGCTACAAAGTAATTCAAGTCACCATTATCATCGTAGGAAGGAATAATAACCCGCCCACCATAAAGCCCATCTTCACAATACCCAATGTTATACTTTACAATATCCGCTTGAGTGATTCCTCTTTTGGTAAGATAGTGAAGGGCTTGGGTATAAGCGGGGTTAATACCTTTTGGTTTGAAATATAATTGTTTGAATTCTTTTGGTAGTTGTAACTTTGCTACAAATTCCTCTTTTGGGTCATATTCGGGCTCATCACCATATACATCCTTTACAACGGATATATCTCTAAGGTCCACATTAAGTTTGCGGAGAAGGGATGATATACTTCTACCCTTAGAATCACACACCCAGCAATGCCATCTTTGGGTATCTAAGTTTACCTGTAATTTCTTTTTGTGGTGGTTACAAAACGGGCAATAGTGTGCCTGTTCATTACCCTTTAAGGATGAACCCACACCTAATGCGGAGTCTAATATTGTAATTATTTTTAATTTGTTCTTACCCGATAGCATATTTTGGAGTATATCTACAAAAACTATGTAAATATACTACTTTTTTGGGATATAACCAAATTAATATCCAGAATTCTTAATATCAATAAGGAAGTCAGCTAAAAACTGAAGTTTATTGGCAATAGTTTCTCTAGGTTGGTTTTGAAGAACCATGTTTTTAAGGTCTAATAAAGATGCAGCTGCTATTGAATGTGCATCATCTTTTGAGTTTAAGTAAGAATCGGAAATTCCGTATTTCTTGCAGATTTCTTGAATGTTCATAACGTTTGTTTATTAATATATATCCTTTCGGAAGAATTTTCCCATTAAATTTTCATTAATAGATTGTGGGTCAGCCAATACATCTAATTTGAACTGCCACCAAACTTCCCAATATGTAAGTGATTTTTTACTAAAGCAGAATTGAATTATTTCTCTTTCAAAATCCCCAGCTCTACCTTCTTTTACCTCTTTTTTAATCCATTCGTTTGATGAATAGTATGTTTCCCAATCGGAAGCTTTACG